ATGGCTTTATGGTTTTGTGAGATTAGAGTTAAAGAATTAATTCAGCAAATGGGGTTTGCACAATCTCATAACTACAACAAATATGCAACTAGGGCTGGTATCCGCCAGCGTGGTGTTGTTAACTTAGATGAACTAGCAGCAGCAACATACGCTGACTTATACCAATAGGAGTTTGAATGGCACTTGAAGTGCGACAAATCGCTGACAAGGTTGAGGCTTTAAAACGTCGCAACGCTGACCGTGACACACGTATGGCAAATGTTTTGTCTGTAAGACGTGGACAAATATCTAACGTGTACCCTGACTTTTTTCCTGAAGGCATGACCCAACCAATGATTGCTAACTTCATTGATGTTGCGGCAAGAGATTTAGCAGAAGTGCTTGCACCTCTACCAAGTTTTAATTGCACAACCTTCAATGTAACTTCTGACCGTGCTAAAGCACAGGCAGAGAAGCGAAGCATGATTGTGAACTACTATGCTCACTCTTCACGCTTACAAACGCAAATGTATACTGGGGCTGATTGGTACCTCACATATGGTTTTTTACCAATAGTTGTTGAAATAGATGTTGAAAGTAATCAGCCTCGTATACGTTTAGATAATCCTCTTGGTGCATACCCAGAGTTTGACCGCTTTAATCGTTTAGTTTCTTACACTCGTAGATATTATAAAACTCTTGCAGAGTTAATTGTTGAATTTCCAGAATACGAATCACAACTTGTTGGACCTAACGGTAGAGACAATGTTGATTTGTATGCCATGGTTGAAATGGTTAAGTATGAGGATGCTGAACAAATCCTTTTGTTTGTTCCACAAAAAAGTAATCTTGTTTTAAAACGTACACCTAATCCAATTGGTGAGATGATGGTACGTGTTGCACGTCGCCCAAGCATTGATGATGACATGCGTGGACAATTTGATGACGTGGTGTGGGTTCAACTCGCACGTGCACGTTTCTCCTTGCTTGCACTTGAAGCAGCAGAAAAATCCGTTCAGGCTCCGTTGGCATTGCCTAATGATGTTCAAGAATTAGCATTCGGACCAGATGCTGTGTTGAGAAGTCAAAACCCTCAGCAAATCCGAAGAGTCGGTTTAGAGTTACCGAATGCAGCATTTACTGAACAAGCAGTGTTGCAACAGGAAATGCGTCTGGGTGCCCGATATCCAGAAGGTAGAACTGGCAACATTGATGCCAGCATTATCACTGGTCAAGGTGTCCAGGCGTTATTAGGTGCATTTGATTCACAAATCAAAGCAGGACAACAAGTAATAGCACAAACCTTTGAAGATGTTTTAAGTCTATGCATGCGTATAGATGAAAAAATATTCCCAATAGATAAAACAGTTCGTGGTGTAAATGACGGTGCACCATACGAACTTAAATACAATCCAGCAAAAGACATTAAAGGTGACTACACTGTTGAAGTTCGTTACGGACTGATGGCAGGTCTTGACCCATCACGTGCACTTATCTTCTCACTACAAGCAATGGGTGGGGATTTAGTATCACGCGAATTTGTTATGAGTGAACTACCATGGGCATTGAATGTTTCTAAAGAACAAGAACGCATTGATGTTCAACGTATGAGAGATAACTTAAACAAAGCAATAGAATCAAGTGCAGCAGCATTACCTGAAATGATTGCAACTGGACAAAGTCCTGCAAAACTTATTTTACAATTATCTGAAATAATAACTGCAAGACAAAATGGAACTTCAATTGAAGAGGCAGCAAAGAAAGTATTTGCTGAACCTGAACCTACTCCAGTTGAGGGGTTACCACAGCAGGTTGTAGCACAACCGTCCCCTACGAGTGCTCCCGCTCCCTCAACTGGAGCCACTCCACCACAAGCACCAAACATAGCACAAATACTAGGACAGATAGCAGGATAAAATGACAAAACGTACACAACCTGATTACGTGAAAAAGTTTCAGGATGCGTTAAACGATTTTGTTCAAGACTTGCATCCGATGGGTGGAATGCTAACAGGTGCAATAACCATTGTTGAAATGATTGATTCCAATGGCAAATACTTTTTACATGTACTAGATGACAACAAATCTCCTAACTGGAAATTACAGGGAATGATTACAGAAGCAGGGCGTTTGTTAGATGAAAAATTTAACACACTTGATGAAGATGAGGATTAATGGCTGAGCAAGTATCAGGACCAAGTAAGTTCGCTAGACGAACTGACATGAACACTTCCAAACAACCAGTACGTTATATGTCTGGTGGTTCTTACGGTGAAGGTCAAGCATTGTTGCAACAACAACAAGGTGCAGATATGGCTGGTAAACCAACTGCTGCAAGAATACCAACTGCTGCTGATGTTCAAAAAGCAATGATGGGTAAACTTACTCCTTTAACAGCGATGACTGAACGACCATCAGAACCAACAACACAAGGTTCAAGAGTTGGTCTTGGTACAGACTTTAGTTCATTAGATTTACCTACACCACAAAATCCAACAATTGAACAAGTACTAGCAGAGGTTATGCAGTTTGACCCTTCAGGTGAAACAGCAGCAGCATACAACACAATTATCGGAGCATAATGGACCAGATTGTATGGAAGACTGCACCTAATCTGGCAACTGCTGCCTATAAAGCAAACTTAAGTAAATCTTCTAAAAACAGTATTGAGTCATACACTTATTTGTTTGATAAGCATCGTGAACTGTTAAACATGGATGATAAAAGTACTGCTAAATTAAACTATGATGCTTTAGACCCAGAAATCCAAAAAGCATTAGAAAGTTTATTTGGTAAAACAGATTACAATAATCAACCAAGTAACTGGAGTTTAGCCAGTGCTGCAATAAAACTTATTAAATCACCTATCACTGCTGTTTTTGGTGCAGCCAAAACATACAGTGATGTTATTAACATGCCAGGACGTACAGCACAATTAGCAGCACAAGGTCCTGATTTGAGTAATAAGATTTGGCAAGACGGTTGGGATGGTGCCAACATGTTTGACCAAAAACAAATTGAAACATTAGACGCAACTTATGGCACAACAGTTGGTACTGTTGCTAGAGGATTAGCCCAAGGTAAAACACCTGGTGAAATAATTGCTAATCAAGGTTTAAACAGTGAAGAATTAAGAAACGTTGTTGATTTAGTTTTCAATCAACCAGATACTTTCAGACCAATACTTGACCAATATAAAAGAGCACAACTAAGCCCAGGTCGTACCACAGCAAGAAACGTTTTAGGTAATAGACAAACAGATAATCCTTTTTACAAACTTGCATTTAACACATTATCTGGTGTATTAGATTTACAGTACCAAATAATGATTGACCCTTTAACATATGTTACTTTTGGTTTAGGACCAATTGCACGTTTAGGTTTAACAAGAGCATCTAAATTAGCGAACTTAGCCAAACTTGGTGCTGATGGTATTGATATTGCTTTTGAAAAATTTCCTGAAGTAGTCCAAGCATGGGACAACCTTGGACCTAAAGTTCAAAGATACGCTGAAGCAAAAGGTAACCCTGTTGCTCAAAAGAGTATTAAAGATGAGATTTTAAAGATAACTCAAGGTACACAATTTGATACCGATGAAGCACTATCTTTACTAGCAGCCAATAAAGTATTTGATGCTGAATCAGCAAGAGAATATTTTAGTAAAATGGATGATTTTGCTTTATTCTTTGGTGGAAGAACACACTCAACTCAAAGATTCATAGGCAACCACGTTTTACATGCAAGTAAAACACGTGCAATTAAAAAAGAAATAACAGAAAAAGTATCAAACTTTTGGCAAGCAGCAACTAAAAGTGCATTAACTCCATCAGAACAAAAACTTTTTACTGAAGATTTTCTACAAACTACCCTTCTAATGGGTGAAGAAACAGCACTTGGTTCAACAAAGAACTTAGAAACATTCGCTAACGCACCATCTATACAAATGGCTAGAGAAAGCCTTAAAGGTATTAATGGTTTAATGAATAAACTACGTATTCATCCTGGTAACAGACCAATAAATATTGTTAATAACGTAGTTGAAGAAACAGAAACTGGTGCAAAAGCGTTAACCAGTGGTGTTGATAACACACTTGATGTTGTTGAAAGCACTGCAGGGTTAGTAATGAGTAAACCTTTAGCACAATTGTATACTCAAATGTTCAGAAACCTTGAAACACCTGGAGATAGAGTTCTAGCATTACGTGGACTTTACTCATTTATCATGCATCGCATGGGTGTAAGTGCTATGCCTGGTGGCGAAGAGTTCATGAAAAGGATTCTTAACGAACAATTTGGTAACGCACCTGGTTTCTTCTCACAAGTTGAAAGTTTTATTGGTAAAGAGTTTGTTGATGCAGGTGTTGTTAGTGCTAAACAAAGAGTATTATCTGGTGGACCAGAAGCATTACTAGAAAATCTACCTGTTCGTCAAGTAGTTGCTGGTGCACCTCATGCTTTTCAAGAAACCCCATTTATTGGTCAATTACCTTGGCAAGAAATTGCACAATTTACTTCAGATGCTTTGTTTAAAGTCCATGGTGGTAGCAAATATGAAATGCTTAAACGTGTTGGTGCAATAACTAACAGTAAAACAATCCAAGGATTAAACGATAACTGGACATTCTTTACTTTAGCCCCAAAACTTGGTATCAAATCAGCCATCGATGAACAAATGTTCTTCATGCTTTATGCACCAAAGGAAGCATTATATAATTATTTATCAGGTGTAGGTCGTTTTGGTGCAACAGCAGCAGGTGTGATGCTTGGTGGACCAGTAAAATCTATAGCCTGGTTAAGAAACAAACTTAGAAACTATTCTGGTGCAATAACTGATGAGGTTAGAGCACAAATAGTTGCACGTGATTTATCTCAAGTAGAAAAAATAGGGTTCTTGGCTGACGAATCTATTCGTGCAGTTGATGAGAAAACTAAAATTAAGATAGTAACAGCACAGCAAAGAGAAGATATGCACGATTTGCTGGTAAATAACCCTCATGCTCTTGAATCAGTTACTTCAACTGTTGCTGTTAACTCTGGTCTTGGTGGCAGATTTGAAATGCCACGTATTGAAATTGCACCATTAGATACTTTAAGTAAGCAAGTTGAAGAACTTGGTGGAACAATTAGCAGCATATTTAAACCTGTTGCTGAAAATGCTGACCGACGTCAACGTGCAATTAGTCAATGGTGGGAAACCAAAAAACGTTTTGGCATGAACGATTTCAGACTTGGTAATCCAAAATCACAAGGGTTTAAGGTCTATTGGAGACCAGCCGAAACATTCTTTAAACATAATGGTTTACAAACACCTAAAGATATTCAAGATGCTGTAGATAGTTCAATGTTAAACATTGGATTTTGGAAAGATTCTACAGATAACTGGATTATAAGTAACCCTAAAACTGTTGGAGCCTTTATTAATGGTTCTGCTGATTCAGTTGTTAAACGTAAACAAGGTTTTACTGATGCTGAAATTGCACAAGAACGAGTAGTTAATGTTCTTGCTGATTTAAAGAACGAGTTCAATGGTGGTTATGAGAAAGCCTTTAATCAAAGACTTTGGGATTTAATTAATTCAAAGATTGCCCCTAATGCACCAACACCAGTTACTTTAGATAAGGCATGGAAAGAATTAGATTTCGAAGAATACTTTGCAGCATCACAAGATAACCTAATAACTGGACAGTTTAAAACAAATATTGATTTTGCTGGTTCCGATGGTATATCTTCTTTCGGTAAAGTTAAAGAATGGTTCTATGAAAGATTTGACCAACAAGTAACAGCATGGCATCGTGCACCTGCACACACTGCAATGTACTTGGCTAAACGAGAAGTATATCGTCAAGCAGAACAAGACTTTGCTAAAGAAATTTTAAAATCTGTAGGACCAAACCCATCAGATTCTGCTATGTTCTGGGCTAAAGAGGTAGCAAAGAAACGTTATACCGAAATTGCTAACCAAGAAGCAACAATGGAACTATTAAACTTTGTTGATAACCCTGCAATTCGAAGCCAATTAGCCTGGTCTGTTCGTAACGTTGGACGTTTCTATCGTGCAACAGAAGACTTTATGAGACGTTTTTATCGTCTACGTAAACACACATTACCTGTTCTTTACAGAATGCGTTTAGCCTCATTAGGTTTAGATGGTAGTGGTTTCATACACGAAGATGCTTCAGGTGGACGTTATGTAATTATGCCAATGGATAACTTCATATTCCAGGCTGTAAGTCCTGTAATGAATGTTCTTGGTGGCGGTGAAGCAGGATACAAACAACCATTATTTAATAACTTTAGTTTAACTTTAAACTTTGCTAACCCATCTTTGTCACCTGATGCAGCAATGCCAACATTATCTGGACCTGTTGCTGGTGGTTCTGTTTGGTTATTTAAAACAATAGTTGGCAATCTACCTGGCAGTTATGGTGATATTGTTGCTGACAGAGTTGATAACATTATGCTTGGTGAAATTGGGGACAACTTAACTTTACGTAGAGCAATGGTACCTGTTTGGCTTGATAGAGGGTGGAGAGTTCTTTCCTCTGACGATAAAGAAAAACAAGAAGTAACTGCTGTTCATCAAGCAATTGCATACAATCAAGCCAATGGTATTGGTTTACCTGTTAATGCAACTGCTGAAGAAAAATATGAATACATTAAAAAGATTAGAATAACTGGGCATAACGTTGTTGCTTTAAGAAACATTCTTGGTATGACACCAATACCTTTCGGTGTGTCAACTAAAGAGTCAAGAGATGTTCCAGATTATTTAAGAGAAGTTGGTATTAGTGCTATCCGTCAAGAGTTCTTTGACCTTTATGAGAACCTTGCCAAGGCACCAAACCCTAGACGTGATGACCTTTACGAAGAAGCATTAGTAGCATTTGTCGGACAAAATCCTAACAGACTTGTTTACACTGTTTCTCGTAACGATAAAGTTCAAGAAATAGCATTTCAAAAAACTGATGCTGTTAAAGACTGGACTATTCGTAACCAAGACTTTATAAAGAAGTATGGCGATGTTGCTTTCTTGGCTGCACCAGATGTTGGTGATTTTAGTCCAGCAGCATATGCTTGGTTTGAAGCATCAGAGATGATTAAGAGTAGAGATTTAGAATCTTTCCTTAACGAAGTTCAAGTTGCTGTTGATAGACAAAGATACTTTGATGCTGAAGATAAAGCCTTTGATGCTATTGCTAAAGAACCTGATTACAGGAAACATCAATACATTAAAGATTCAACTGAACGGTATCGAAAGGCTTTAAGAATATCTAATCCTTTCTTAGACCGTGCTTTACAACAAGGTGACTTTGGTATTTCTAAACAAGAAACAATGCTTAGAGATTTGAAGTCAATGTTGAATGACCCAACTGCTCCTATTGATGAGATGACTAGAAATAAGTTAATTGCTTCAACTGAAATAGTTGATGATTCAATGAACTATTTTAATTACAAAAATTCTATCAATGACCCTAATGCTGTTAGAGATAAAAAGATTTACAGAAACAATGCATTAACTGATTTAAGGAAACTAACCATTGGTGATGGTTCTTTAAGTCAAGCAAGTAAAGTTATATTTGAACCTATGCTCAAGTTCAAATCTAGAGATACGTTATAGATAAGGTTTCAATGGCTGATAATATAAAGAAAGACGAGTCACAAGATAAAGGAAATCCTTTAACAAGGTTTTTGGCTGAGGGACTTAAAGCATCTTTTGCTGATAGAGAATACACTCCAGAACAGATGAAAGAAATAGAATCTCAGGGTGCAAAGGTTACTAAAGCAAAGATTGCTAAAACCTATAATATATATGGTAGAAACCCTAGTGATTATGTTCCAAGTAGCAGAGTTCTTCAAGAAGGTAAAGTTGCTCCTCTTGAAGGTGGCGGTGCTTCTTTTATGTTCATGCTTCCTTCACCAGAGAGTCCTGAAACTGATGCAGCACAACCTTCTGTTCTTCTTCCTGGTGGTATGGGTTATTTATATGTTAAACCATTACTTCAAGCAGCAGAAGAATTTGCAAGTTTATATACTTACAAAAGCCAAACAGGTGGACCATCAATTCTAGATTTGAAAGAAAAACTTTATCAAGGTCGTTACATGGACCCAGAAAGTTACCTTTCCGCAATTCGTCCAGGAACAAAAAATATTATTGACCCAGTGACTCAAAGAGCCATTGAGAGTATGTTGAATGATGTTAGTGTTTCTAATAGACAATTACTTGAAACCCCTCAAGGTGCAGGTGGCAACATTCAAGATTGGGATGATTTTCTACAAACTAACTATCAACAAGAATTAAAAACAGGTGGTTCTGTTAACATTCCTAGTGATACTAAACTAAATCTTGCAATTAATAATGTTTTTCAAACATATTATAATCGTGATGCTACAGAAGTTGAAGCATTAAATTTAAGAGAACAAATTAAATCTAATGCTTTTGCTTCACCAAAAGTTGAATCTCAATACATAGACCCTGTTACTGGTTTAACTTTAGATGTTACTAGTGGTGGTTTTGACGAAACAGATATTGCTAATTTACTTGTTGAATCTACTGAAGGTAAACGTCCTTACTGGGCACTTCAACAGTTTGGTGATGCTTTTAATTCTGTTATGTCTCAAGATGCTGGTTCTTTAGGTGACTTTACTTCGAGGTTAAAATAATGGCTAAGTATACAAGACAACAAATTATAGAATTATTACGTCAAGCAGGTGTACCTGAACAAGATATTCCTACCATGGTTGCTATTGCTATCGCTGAATCTGCTGGCAATACTGATGCACAAGGTGATAAAACACTTGCTAACAGTAAATGGGGCAACAGTGTTGGTTTGTTTCAGATACGTAGTTTAAGAGACCCTTCTAAATATTCTGGTGTAGATAGATTAAGAGATGCAGCAAAGTTAGAAGACCCTGTGTATAACGCTAAGGCTGCTTGGGCTATCAGTAAAGAAGGAACAGATTACAGCCCTTGGACTACATTCACTGAAGGAACATATCAAAAATATATGGATGGTTCAAGTACTCCTTCACGCTCTAAAGGACCTAAAGTATTTAAAGGTAGAGGTAAAGTTATAGGAAGTTTAGATACACTTTTTGATACTAGTGGCGAGAACACTGTTGATTTATCTTTCCTTCAAAGTTTGGCTTCTGTTGCTGGTTTAGATTATGTTATTGCTGGTCTTAATGACGGAAGTATATCTCCTGAACAAGCATCAACAATTATTCAAACTTCTAAGTTTTATAGAGAAAATGTTAAACAAACAAGAGATGCTCTTGCTTTACAAAAGACTGACCCTGCAACATTTAAAGATACTATTGAAAACTATAAAGACGATATAAGACAAACCTTTATTGATGCTGGTGCTGACTATAATGAAAAGCAAATAGCAGACCTTGCTAATAAAGCAGCATTGTTTAAATTAAAAAAAGAAGATTTTGTTAGGATAGTTGCTAACTCTGTTGATTTTGAATCATCATATCTCAGAGGTTTAGCAAATACTTATGCTACAGGTATTCGTAAAACAGCATCATCTTATGGTGTCACTTTGCCTGATGGTAGTAAAGAATTAAAAACTCTTGTTAAGAATAAATTTACTGGTGCTATGTCAGATGATGATATAACTGCTAGGTTCAGAGAAGAAGCAATTAAAGCGTTCCCTAATTTTAAGGCTAGGTTTGAATCAGGTGCAACTCTTGATGATGTTGCTAAACCATTCAGAGATGATATTGCTGATACTTTAGAACTTAATGCTGAAGACATTTTTTATAATGATGCTGTTTTGAAATCTGCTTTAACAGCAACTAATCCTAAAGATGGTTCACCTTATGCAATGTCTAGGGCTGAAGTTATTAAACTTGCTATGAATGATTCTAGATTTGATTCTACTCAGAAAGCACAAAGAATGTTATTAGGACCTTTACTTAGATTAACTGGGGGATATTACTAAATGGCTACCGTTGATAAAAAAACTGGTAAAGTTACAGTTCAAAAAGGTGACACCCCTGCCACTATTGCTAAGTCTTTAGGTATCCCTGTTGCACAAGTTAATCAAGCAATCAGTGCTAATAAAACTTTAGCAGCACGTCAACGGGCTGGTAGTACTGTTCTTTTTAGTGGTACTACTTTTACTGTTCCTGCTTTGAAAGCAACCCCAGGTACACCTGGTGCTGGGGCTGGTACAACAACTACAACTACTGAACAAGTACCCGATTGGGTATTAGAATTTCAACGTGACCAACAAGCACAAGTAGAAAGTCAAAAGGTTAGTGCTAGGGCTGTAGCCAAATCACTTGCATCAGCATTAGGAATGCAAGAAAGTATTGTTGATAAACTGGCTGACCTTCAAATCAACCAAGGTTACACCGAAGAAAGTGTTCAGGTTGCTATGCGTGACCTACCAGAATTTAAACAACGTTTTGCTGGTATGGATAAATACAATAAGAACTTTGCTGGAGATATTGCTGCTGGTAGAAAAGCCCAAGTAGTAGACCCATTTACTTATTTACAATTAGAAAAAGATTATCAAGAAGTATTAACACGCTATGGTTTAGGTGACATGGCTAACCAAAATACTTTTGCTGAACTTATTGGTAATGATGTTTCTGTTCAAGAAACAAGAGATAGAATTACTAATGTTTACGATAAAATTAATAATGCTGATGAGTTACTAAAAACACAATTAAAAACATATTTCCCAACTCTTAATACAACAGATTTTGCTAAGGCTTTATTAACAGGTAAGAACCCTGAAGATATGGCTGCTCAATTACAACGTAAGTATCAAAGAGCAGAGATTTCTTCTGAGGCTGCAAGATTTGGTTTGACTGCTAACCCAATGTTATCTCAAGAATTAGAAACCCTTGGTATTACTAGAGAAGCAGCAAGACAAGGATTCAGTACTGTTGCAGAAAACCTACAACCATTAAGTAAGTTTGCACAGATTTATGAAGGAACAACCACAGGTCTTGAAGAAGAACTTACTGCTGAAACATTTAAAGGACTTGAATCTCAACGTCGTAAAAGATTAGTTCAACGTGAAATTGGTACCTTTAGTGGTGAATCAGGAATTTCAAGAACTTCCCTTAGCACTAGAGGAACTGCAGGGAACATTTAAACCTCCACAGCAAGACCGACCAGCCCTTGCGTGAGTAAAAGTCTGGTAGTAAGAGCCATATCAATTCGCCCCCTGTTTTGATGTGAGGCTTACGTCAACTACAAAAAGAATGGGAGACTGTTGCATGAGCAACAAAAGAAACAACTGGGATGCAGATATCACTGACGAGTACGAGGATGATATTCCTGCTGAAACTGATTTACTCAAGCAATTGAGAAGATTAGAAAAAGAACAGTCAAAGAAAATCAAAGAACTCGAACAGCAACTGGGTAGTTATAAAGTTGCTGAACGTGAATCTACAGTTCAGTATGTTTTGGAGTCGATGGGCGTTAATCCAAAGATTGCTAAATTTATACCACAAGATATTGATGTTAATCTTGAGACAGTTGAAAACTGGGTTAAAGATAATGCTGATGTTTTTGGTATTGAAATTCAACAAGAAAAACCTGTTGAGAATCCAAGTTTGGCAACCCTTCGACAAATTGACACCATCACCGCAGCAGGACAGGCTCCTATCGGTGTGGATGACATGATGCTTCGCATCGACCAAGCACAAAGTGCCGAAGAAATCACTGCGATGATTTTCGGTGCAGAACAAAATAACTACTAACTAAGGAAAACCAAACATGCCAAATGCTTATTCCGCCCTCTCAGGTGGTTCAGCAAATACTAATGGTGGTCTTGGTGGCGGTCAATATTCAAGTGCTGATAACGTCGGTACCTTTACACCATCCAATGGTGCAGGTCTCGTACAAAAAGCATATGACCGTTTAGTAGAGTTCGCTCTACGTAGCCAACCACTATTGCGTTCTGTCGCAGACAAGCGACCAGCACGTCAATCAATGCCAGGTTCATCCATTGTATTTCAAATTTACAATGATATGACTAAGGCAACAACTGCTCTTTCAGAGCAAGTTGACCCAGATTCAGTAGCGATTGGTACACCAACTGCTGTAACCGTAACTCTTAACGAATACGGTAACGCAGTTCTAACCACTCGTAAACTGCAATTATTCTCATTGGCAGATGTTGACCCAGCAATTGCAAACATTGTTGCTTACAACATGGCTGACTCAATTGATGAAATTGTACAAACAGAACTACGTGGTGGAACTAACGTTCGCTACGGTTCTGCTGGTGCATCTGACCCAACAGCAACTAACGAAATTGCAGCAGAAGATACAATCTCTGCAGCAGATATTCGTTTTGCAGTAGCAAAACTACGTGCAAACAACGCAGTTGCTCGTAAAGGTTCATTGTACTGGTGTGCAATTCATCCTGAAGTTTCACACGACCTTCGTGCAGAAACAGGCTCAGCCTCATGGAGATTGCCACACGAATACCAAACAAATGAAAACATTTGGGCTGGTGAAATCGGTACATTCGAAGGTGCATACTTCATTGAATCACCACGTATGTACAACGCTACAGACGGTGCTTCAAGCCGTCGTGTATTCCGTACAATACTTGCTGGTCAACAAGCACTTGCAGAAGCAGTTGCTGAAGAACCACATGTAGTTATCGGAAACGTTACTGACAAATTGATGCGTTTGCGTCCAATTGGTTGGTACGGAGTATTAGGCTTCAAGCGTTACCGCGAACAAGCACTATACAGAATTGAATCAGCATCAAGCATTAGTGCTTAATTAGATTCAAATCAAATTTAAAGCCCCTGGGAAACTGGGGGCTTTACTTATTAGGAGAGTAAATTGCCAAAGTTTTTTCCACCAACAGTAGAAGAAGGACCAGCAGGTACTGGTTTATTTTACCGTTATACACATAATCGTGGTGTTAGTGTTTTAAAAACTTCTGGTATTTATTCTTTAAGAAGATATCCAACACAGGATGAAATTACTGCAGCAACAGAATATTATGCAGGAGGACACGAGTATGAAGTTACCAGTGCACAAAAGTCTGCAATCATTGCGGCTGGCATCGGCATTACTGAAAGTAACTTTGAAGGATGATAAACAACATTCTTGTAGCAGGTGCGACTGCAAGTGCACTTGCTTCTGTATTTTTTGTGATTGCACCATCGGTTCGAAAGATTCGTTCTATGATGGAATGGTTGGAAAAATTTCGCAGAGACTGGGAAGGCGAGCCTGGTGGTCCAGGTAGAGATGCCGTTCCAGGTGTTATGGAAAGACTTAACAGATTAGACGGTGAGTTAAGTCATAATGGTGGTTCCTCTATGAAGGACGCTATTGACAGAATTGAAAAACGTTTGGGGACAACAAATGAGTTTACACAGAATTAGAACACATCCAGATTATGTTGAAGGATGTTTTGGTTGCAAGGCTTCTACAGTTGATTTAAATCCTGGTGAAGCATCTAGTAGATTAACTATGTCTGCTAAGAAGTGGGATAATGAACTTGCGTTATATCGTAAGGCTAGGTCTCAGGGTATTCAACCTGATAGTACTAAGACTAAGGATATTCGCAAAGCAATAGATATATCTAACAAAACTGGGAGAGCATACGGTGTCTAATTATAAATCAAAAGGTGCAAAGAAAATGCACGAAAAAAAAGAATCTAAAAAAGAAATGATGATGGAATACGGCAAGAAAAAAACTATGTCTAAGATGAAAAGAATGGGTAAGAAAAAATAATGAAGGCTAAAAAGGGCATGGGTTTTAAGGCTGCACAGAAGTCTATTGCTAAGAAGCAAGGTGTCAGTATGAAGTCTGCTGGTGCGATTCTTGCTGCTGGTGCACGTAAAGCAAGTAAGAAGGCTGTTAAGGCTAATCCTAATTTGAAGAAAGTTAAGGGAGTTCGTCGTGGCAAGTAAACCTAAAAAAGGTGCTGCTGATGAAGTTGCTAAATTAGTTGCTAAGTATGGAATGAAAGCAGTTAAAGAAGCAGAAGCATTTGCTAGAAGAAATTTTGAAAATAAAGCAGCAGGTATGAAACTTGTTCCAACTAAGTCTATGTCTAAAAAGGGTAGAAAACTTACTGAAAGTAAAGTTAAAGAAAGTAACCAATGGAATAGATATGTTGAAAGAACAATGAACAGAAGAGAAACAAAGGGCACATTGAGTCCTACTAGAGTAATTAAAAGAAGAGGTAAATAGTAATGGCTAAAGTACAAAAAGGTGCAGCAGATGCTGCAGCAAGATTGATTGCAAAGTATGGTAAGGCAGCAGTTACTCGTGCACTTAAAGCAGCAAATACACCAGCAAAAGGTAAAGTTGCTAGTGAAGCACGTGCAAGAGGTAAGCAATATCAAAGTGGTGTAAACAGATTTGTAAACTGGGAAAAAACATCAAGTAGAATGCCTGGTTGGGATAAAGATATGGCACGTAAATCTGATAAAGCATTTGAAGCAATGAAAACAAGAACAAAAATTAACAAAGCAAGAAGAGGTAAATAATTATGTGTTCAACATGTGGATGCAACTATCCAAACGTAGACCATGCAATGGCTAACAGCAAAGGCGACAACCCAATGGGTATGCCAATAGCACCAAAACCATCAAGTATTGAAAAAGCAACACCTAAAAAACCAGGTAAATAATCATGTCAATGATTGGACCTGTTGTAGGTGGGGCAGGTAAAGCCGCGGCTAAGGCTGCCCCTGTTGTTAAGAAGGCTGTTAAGAAGGCTGCCCAAACTTTAGAACAACAAATTGATGAGTTAGAAAAACGTCTTGCTGTTGGTCGTCAAAAGTTTAAAGAAACAACTGACCCTGTTGTTAAAAAGAAGATTGCAGATTTTGGTATTTCTTTAAAGAAAAAACTTGATGGTCTTAAAGATGAGTTAACTGCTAAGACTACTTCTGAGGGACAGGTTCTTCGTTCTGGCAGAATTAATAATAGGTCTCAATCAACTATTGAATCTAAAGGTGTTGCTGGTAAGAAACAAAATAAGAGTGCTAATAAACCTAAAACTCTTGGTGATACTAGAGATGAATTAGAATCTGAGTTTAATAGAATTAGTAGACAGTTGGCTGTTTTGTTGAAACAGAAACCTACAACTCCTAAACAAAAGGAAAAGATTTCTCAGGCTATTGAAAGACTTAGTGATGAGAAGATGGCTATTATTAAACAACGTAGATTGTTAATACAAAGAGCCAATGAGATTAAGAAAAAGATGGCTAAAGATTCTATTAGTAAGGGTAAAAAATAATGGCACAGAAACCTAAGAAGAATGATGGTAAGAAACCATATTTTTATGCTGGGTCTAGTGGTATGGGTGTTAAACCTAAAGATGCTTCTAAGGCTGCTAAGACTGCTAGTAAGAATTGGAATGCTTTAACTCCTGCTCAAAGGAATAAGGTTCGTAGGGATTTGGCTTTGAATGCTGCTTTGGCTACTGCACCTTATGGTAGGGCTGCAAAGGTTCTTGGTAAGGGTGTTAAGGCTGCTGTTAATAAAAAAGCCACTAATAAGTTTATGAAGGATTTGAAAAAGAATGGTGTTGCTGTTAAGAAAGTTCCTAATTCACCATTTGCTGGTATAACTAATTCTGCTTCTGCACGTAGTGAAAGAGCACGTGCTATTAGAAGTGGCAAGGTTGTGGATATTAACAAGAGACGAAAAGGTAAATGAAAGATTCTAGATTAAAACGTGCAGGTGTTTCAGGTTTCAATAAACCTAAACGTACACCAAGTCATCCAACTAAATCTCATGTGGTTGTGGCTAAGGTTGGTTCTCAGGTTAAGACTATTCGTTTTGGTCAACAAGGTGTTACTGGGGACAAAAAAGCCACACCACGTCAAAAGTCTTTTAAAGCACGTCATGCAAAAGATATTGCTAAAGGAAAAATGAGTGCTGCTTATTGGGCAAATTTGGTGAAATGGTGAAAAAGAAAGCATTTTGGGATAAGAAGAACCCTAAGAAAACTTCTAAGAAATTAACACCTGCTCAGATTAAAAGTGCTAAGGCTCGTGCTAAGGCTGCTGGCAGGAAGTATCCAAACCTAGTTGATAACGCTGCTATAGCAAGGAAATCTAAGTGACTACATTTAATGATATGATTGAAGAGGTTTTAATTAACCTTGAAGGTTTTACCCTTCGACAAGATAGAACAACATATTTAACTTCTGGTATTGATAATAATGATTTAACTCTTGCTCTTGCAAGTGGTGACAATATTGGTAAAGGTATTATTGAAATTGAAGATGAACTTTTACATATTGATTCTGTTGACCGTTCTGACCGTTCCGCTGTTGTTTCACCTTTTGGTAGAGGGTACCGTGGTACTACTGCAGCAGCACATGCTTTAAATACTAAGGTTACTTTCTCTCCTTCTTTCCCACGTTTATCTGTTAAGCGTGCTATTAACGATACTATTCGTGCTGTTTATCCAAACATTTTTGGTGTTGCTTCTACAACTTTTACATACAATGCAGCCCAAACAACTTACTCTTTACCTGCTAATGCTGAAACAGTGTTAGCGGTTTCTTGGGATACTGTTGGTCCTTCAGGTGAATGGGTTCCAGTTCGTCGTTGGAGGCAAGACCCTACTGCTGCAACAGCAGAATATGCTACAAATAACACAATAAGTATTTACGATGCACCTATTCCTGGTAGAACTATTCAAGTTATTTATACTAAAGAACCTACTGTTTTGTCTTCTGGTTCTGATGTGTTTAATACTGTTACTGGTTTACCTGAATCAGCCAGAGATGTAATTGTTTATGGTGCTTCTTATCGTATGGTTTCTTTCATTGACCCAGGTCGTTTGTCTTTCACTTCTCCTGAAGCAGACCAGAATGATACGACTAGACAGTTTGGTTCTGGTACAAATACTGCAAGATATTTGTTGGCTTTGTATCAGCAACGTTTGCAAGAGGAGTCACAGAAGTTAAATGGTAAGTATCCTGTCCGCGTCCACTACACAATATAAGGTAAATAATGTCAAGAAAATATTCTAGTGTTTCTTTAGAAACCGAAGTTGTTGGTTCTTTAACCACATCTGCAACCTCTGTTGTTGTTGCTAATGCAACCAATTTACTTGGTGGTATTAACCCAGCATCCATCACATCAACTGATGACTTCATTGTTGTACTTGACCCTGAAACATCAAGTGAAGAAATTGTTAGGGTAACTGCTGTTACTTCTAATACTTTAACTGTTGTTCGTGGTTATGATGGTTCAACTGGTAAGACTCATACTTCTGGTGCCAAGGTTCGCCATATGGCTATCGGTGAGGATATGCGTAATGCTGCTTCTCATATTGAGGCTACTGCTGCTCACGGTGCTACTGGTGCTGTGGTTGGTACTACTAACACACAAACTTTAACTAACAAAACTATTAGTGCTGCAAGTAATACTATTAGTGAGATTGCTAATGCTAACATTGCTGCTGCTGCAGCGATTGCTGATACTAAGTTAGCAACTATTTCTACAGCAAGTAAGGTTCAGAACTCTGCTACTACTGCTACTTCAAGTAACTCTGGTTCAGCAATTGTTTCTCGTGATTCTTCAGGTAACTTTAGTGCTGGAACAATTACTGCTTCTTTAACAGGTAACGTTACTGGTAATGCTTCTACTGCAACCACTCTTGCAACTGCTAGAGATTTTCAAATCCTTGGTGATGTTGAGGCTTCAGCCCAATCATTTAACGGTTCAGGCAATATTAACTTTACAACATCTATTGCTGCTGGTGTGATTGTTAACGCTGATGTTAACGCATCTGCTGCTATTGATAAGACTAAGATTGCTGGTACAGCGATTACTGCTGCAGATACTGGCACTGTTACTAACACAATGTTGGCTGGTTCAATTGCCAACGGCAAGTTAGCAACTGACCCTCTGGCTCGTGCTAACCACACTGGTACACAACTTGCATCAACTGTTTCTGATTTTGATACACAAGTTCGTACTTCTAAAGTAACTGACCTTGCTGCACCTACTGGTTCGTTCTCAATGAACTCACAAAAGATTACTAACCTTGCAACACCAACATCTAATACTGATGCTTCTACTAAAGCATATGTTGATACTTCTATCACTAACCTTATTGATGGTGCACCTGGTACTTTGGATACTTTGAATGAGATTGCTGCAGCACTTGCTGATACAGCGAACTTCTCTGACACTGTTGTTCTGAAGGCTGGTTCCACAATGTCTGGGAACCTTGCTATGGGTACCAACAAAGTTACTGGTCTTGGTACACCAACAACTTCAACTGATGCCGCAACTAAAGGTTATGTTGATACTGTTGTTATTGCACCAAGTAATCTAACAGGTGTTATTACCTCTGTTGGTGCTGCAACTTCTATTGCTTCACAGACTGGTACTGGTTCAACATTTGTTGTACAAAACACACCAACTTTAACTACACCTGTTTTGGGTGTTGCTACAGCAACATCTATTAACGGTACAACTATTCCAAGTTCTGCAACCTTGGTTAAAACTGATGATACTACTTTGCTGGTTCCAACCCAGACAGGTCAGTCAGGAAAGTATTTGACCACTAATGGTACAGCGTCTTCTTGGGCTGTTGTGTCTTCTGGTTCAGCAACTTATTATCAAACTTCAGCCCCAACTGCTACTGCTGTTGGTGAGTTGTGGGTTGATTCTGATGCAACAGCATCAGTTTTAAATACTAACGATTTTGTTCAAAAGACAGAAATATATTCGGAATCGATTCATCCGTTCGTGATGATGGGAGCATAAGGAAAAACAATGGCAATTACATATAAGGTGTTAGCACAGTCTGCACCATCAGCAACAACCAACACAGATGTTTATACTGTTGGAGCAGGGAAGCAAACAACTATTTCTACCATCACGGTATGTAACCGTTCGACAACTGCAGCAACATATCGTATTGCTGTTAGACCTAACGGTGCAACAATAGCAAACGAACATTACATTGCCTATGATGCACCTGTTGGTCCTAATGATTCTATGACTTGGACTATTGGTATGACTGTTGATGCAGCAGATGTTGTTACTGTTTATGCGTCTACAGCAAACTTGTCTTTTAATATCTTCGGAGCGGAGATTGCGTAATGGGAGTTAAATCAGCAACGGCTCGTGGTTTGACTAGTGGTTTAGAACCTGGTTTGGTTTTACTAAACACAACTAGTTTTAGTGGAGTAACCAGTCAAGCAGTAAATACTATTTTTTCTGCAACATATAATCAGTATTTAATTAAATGCCATATAACAACTGCTGCTACTGATGGACAAGTTTGGATTAAATTAAGAAGTGGAACAACAGACAAGTCAGCAAATTATTCAACTATGGTAGATACAATAAATTCATCTGCTACAAGAAATTCTTTTACTAATAATAGTGGTAGCGGTTTTATGATTGGTGAAACTGATTCAGGTAGTAGTAATGCCTATTACAGTTGGACAATTCAAGTAGCAACACCTTTTAATACAACTCCAACTACGGCACAATCTCAAGGTGCTTGGTATGCCTCAAATGGTGAATTGCGTTCTTCTTATGGAAGTCATTTACATAATGAAAATTATTCTGCAGATGGTATCAATTTAATTGCTGCTGGAAACATAACAGGAGTTATTAGCATTTACGGTTACAACCAATAGGAGATATGACAAATGGCTAAACAAGCGTACGTGTATTCTGGAACCGACTGGGTTCCGTTGGCTTCTGAGGTTACTAACCTTTCTAATTACCAGTTAAGTAACGGTGTTGGGTTGAATGCAATCATTCCAACTTCTGTATCTGTTGGTTCTGGTTCAGCCAGTATTTCTACTGCTGGTCAAGTATCTTTTACTGGCGCATCTTCTGTGAGTCTTAATGATGTTTTTAGTGCAACTTATGACAATTACAGAATTCTTTTAAGATTGACTGCTGCCTCAGCAGATTTAAACGTAAATTTTAGATTTAGGGTTTCTGGTGCTGATAATTCTACAAGCAATTACAGCCGAGTTGGTTGGTATGTTGGTTCTGATAGTTCAAGTGGAGCAAGTGTTTCAATAAATCAAGCGCAGTTTGGTATGGGTTCAATGGACACAACAACACCTACTTACCATTTACACGATATTTTAGTTTCTTTACCTTTTGCTACTGATTATACGCAATTTCAAAAAACAAGTGGTACTAAGAATCAAACAGCCATTCATTTTTCTGAATTTGATAGTTATTGGTTTAATGCTACAACAAGTTTTACAGGTTTTACAGTTTATCCAAGCACAGGAAATATAACTGGCACTGTTGCAGTTTATGGTTACAAGGATTAAGGAAAACAAATGCCAAAAGAAAAAATAGATATAACCCCAGAAGACAGTGTAGTTCCAGTGTTTTTAGAGGAACCAACTGATGAAGAGATTGCTGAACGTCAAGCAGAACACGAAGCACAAGAAGAAGCACAAGCAGAACGTGAAGCAGTACGTGCGTCTGCTAAAGCAAAACTTCTTGCACTTGGTTTAACAGAAGAAGAACTCGAAGGGTTGGTTAGATAATGGCAGCAGTACCAATATATGTTTGGAACGGAACAGCCTGGCAAGAAACAGGTCCAACCATTCCAGCAAACCCAATCAAATACCAGGCAAGCGCCCCATCCAGCCCCTCCACAGGGGACATTTGGGTTGACTCTGATGCTGATGTGACCACAGGTTCTCAACAGTTCCAACGTTTCCGTTTTGTGGCTTCTGGTGGTGAAACATCTATTTCTGGTGCTGATGCTAATGGTGCAGTTTTGGCTTACACAGCAGGTTTGGAGCAGGTTGTTTTGAATGGTGCTGTGCTTGTTCGTGGTCACGATTATACGGCAACTAATGGTACAAGTATTACTGGTTTGAGTCCTGCTCTTGTTGCAAGTGATGTGTTGGAAGTGTTTTCTTTTATTGCGTTTACTGTTGCTAATACTTATACACAGTCACAGGTTGATGGGCTAGTTAATGCTGCACCTGGTTTAAGAATGGTTATTCCTACATCTGCTGATAATGGAACTGTTAGTGCAACTGGTGCTGTAACTTTCTCAGGTGTTTCTTCTGTAAGTTTGAATGGTGTATTTAGTTCAGCCTACGATAACTATAAAGTTATATTAGATGGAACAG